TGAATAGTTAGCGCAGTATGGGTTCTCGAAGTAACCATTGATCTGTTTACTCAACGCGATTTCATGTGGGTAGTAAGTCTCTTTGTAGAAGGAGAATAGTTCTTCCGCAATCTTCTGAACACGCTCCGCGATATCATGTGTTTTATCGGCCAAGTCACGTTGTTGTTGAAACTGCTTCCACAACGCCCATAGTTGTACACCATTTAAGGCGAACATGGTTAGTTTCTTCCACCACGACATATCTTCTGAATACACCGTATTGTAGTACTCTAACCATCTTCTACTTTCTTCAATTCGCGCAGATTCTGCTTCATCAAACGCAGAACTCCACGCACTATAGTCTTTGCTGGCCCATTGGTAATAATCAGTCCAACCAGTGTTTAGCGCACCAGGAAACTTATCTTCCGGAATGTTACTCGTACTTGTAGGTGCTGGCGGAGTTACCGCAGCACCAGGTGTACCAGTTGGTGAGGTAGACGAACTACCACTAATCGGAACTTCTTGCCAGCCCATTTACTATAACTCCAATCTGTACGTTTTTGTGTGCTCCTTACCAAACCAGCTCGCATCAATTTGCAATGGAACGTTTAGGTCTAAGGTAAGGATATTTCTCGCACGGTACACAACTTTGGCCAGGTTAAGCATTTGCTTAAACACACCTTGCGATCTGTAGTCTTCTTCTACGTACGCTGCCATAATGTTTGCACCGCGAGTGCCGTCAACTTTAGAATAGATACTTACCATGACGAGACCGATGCGTTCGTCTGCGTCATTTAATGCTTCGATGAAGTCAATCTGCGCAGAGTGCCACATAATCGCCAACATTTCTGACGGTAGCACGTCGGCTGTTCCGAATTGCTCCATATGATATTTATCTAACAATCCACGTAGTGAGTGGATTTCTTCCAACGTTGCTTCCGGGGTTTGTGGGAATTTTACTGTTTGTACTTTCATACCGTGCCTAACTCTCTGTAACTTGTGGATAACTCAACTTGATAAACTTCCGCAGTACCTGTCATTTCTACTTGAAACTCTACGTCTCTGCGACCACTAGGTAAACGGAACTTCTCAGTCTCCACTGGTTGATACTCTTTGATTAAGATGTTGTCGCCAGTTAGTCTGAACGTCACATCACCGTTATTATAACGGCTTACTTTCGCACCAGCAAAGTTTATCTGTGTTGGGGAAATCTCTTTCTTACCTACCCATTTGTATGGACGGAATTTATCCCCTCTATCCCAGCGATACACCCCGTCTTTTTCTACGAGATATAGCTCGTCGTTTGCACCAAAGGCAAACTGTGGACGATCAGAAAGTGCGATAAGATGAGAGTTATCCCAACTCGCTAAACTCACTGGGAATTGTAGACAATATCCAGCCACGTCACTAAAGAAATAGATACTATCTCTGTTGTACGCAACACTCATACGATCAGGGTGCAAAGATTGCCAATCATCAGGTGCGAAGTAGGGTGACGTGATATTAGTCGCTTGTATACCGTCAGTTAGGACCAACCCCTCAATAGACGCGTAAACCACCCCTTTAGGTGTCAACGCATAACCATGACCACCGCAACAACTCACCAGAGGGTAGTCCTCTATCGTCTTACGTACTCTGCGACAGCCGACTGTTTTACAATCTTCGATTGGCTCAATTAAATACACCGCACCACAGGTTAAAACAATGACGTTATGGTTAAACTCAATTAACGCTTGAGCAGTATCTGGTATTGTAAGCTCATCTGCTTCTTGCCAAGCATGAGGGAAGTTAGGGGTAGAGAATCTAATCTTGTTACCACTCGTAATCCCTGCAAGCTGTGTACCGTCAACTGTGACAATGTCACGTAAATCTTTAGGTGGTTCTGCATATTCCTGCGTCTCAAGTGCATAACCAAGTTCATAATCATGCTTGTCATCTACGTACGCTGCGTCAGTGATGTTAATCTCGGCAACTAAGTAATACTCACTTAGAGCATTTTTCTCCTCAATCATGAAATTATCAATCGAGGTATTAGTTTGGTCAAAACCACTCGCAAGGCGATAAATTCGCACTTTCTCTACACCATATTCAGGTGCTGGTGTTGTGAATCCGCTCAACATTACTCTACCGCCGTCATCAACATCGACAAGCTCTGTTGGTCTGCTAGGTGGACCTTCGTCACAGCAACTATTTACGTAAGTATATACATATGAACGTGACACACGTTGGTAGTCTATTGCGTCAATTAAATTCTCTGCATAGCAATGTTGAATATCTTTTAGTGGATCTAGCCGTTCAACTGTCAATGTACCTTTTGGTGAAGGTAGGCCTAGGCGAATCCATTTCGGATTGCACTCGTCGGAACACGCAGTGGCCGGATAATCGAACAACCCTGTCACAACTTGTCTGCCGCACGTCGTATTCATACGTGTAAATTCAACGCACTTGTCAAATTCTTTCCAGCAGCAGTTATCATAAAATACAGACTTAGTTGCTTTCTTGATTGCATGACAAAGTTTCTTTTCTCGAAACGGGCGTAATGTGCCGTGCCATAAATTTACGTCAACCGCAGTTGTGGCAAAACCATCTCCTAAGAGATGGTCGTCATAGCGTGGCATTAGGCCTTTGAAGTTCTTGTACAACAAGTTCATATTAGATTCCTAGTGCTGTTTTCAATTTCTGCAAAGCTGTAGGACTTGCGATAATTGCCGTAACTAATTCGTCCTCATGTAAACTTATTACTGTCGCCACACCTGCGTTTGTGGCTGTCAATGCTGGAGTTGAAAACTGAAGGTTTGTGATCAACTCCAAGTCTTGGTTTGTTGTTTTGAATAAACCTGTTTTCGTAATGGTAAACCCATTACCTAATACTTCAGCTTTATTTACTTCAGGTAGTGTAGCTTGTAGTTTATCCACTGCGAACTTGTACGGGTCGGCAACTGTACCTGATCCAGATAGTTTCACCGTATCAGACGAGCCAAACTCTAGCTCAACTTTAAGTCCGTGCTCTGTGGCAACAATTCGGTTGTGCTGGTTAGCTAGTACAACTTCAGCTTTCCATGGGTTAGCTGATGTACCTACGCCACCTACATTTACGGTGTTGGTTGTTTTCCACACTGGGTCCACGGTCAGTTTGTTACCAGAAATTACCGCTAAGTTACCTGTACCTTCTGCGGCAGTTAATGGCTCGCTACGCACTTCCGTAACAGGTGCTGCACCGTCACAACAAGCTTGTGGGGTATAAATAGGCAAAGGTGCTTTATCTACGCCTACGATGCAACCGTCTTTGAACGTAACAGACGTATATGTACCGTCTGGGATTTTATACTTTCTATCAGTTACAAATAAACAGTTCCCGTCATAGTGCAGTGATTTGTTTCCTACACAGAGCGAGAACTGCTTACACTTGGTTTTACTTTCCGGCATTTCTTTACTGCACGGTTTGCAACCACAATTAGCCATAAATACCACCTGATCTTAATCGAATCTTACCTCGTCTAACACCTAGCAGTCTGTCTGCACCAGCTTGGACGATAGCTTGTTTGTAATCTTTTTCGTGAATTGTCGCAAGGTTTAAGTCGAACCAACGTGCCTGTTTAATGCGATACAACATAGATAATGCCTTGTCTATAATCGCTTCTCTGTAGTTCTGATACAGCACTGCATCTAACTCACAACAATCTTGTGTTGGCGCAACGGACACCACAACCCTTAACTTGTTCCCACTTTCAACAGGCGTAGGGCTAACTTTCAAGCTATTTGGCGACACGTACCAAATGTAGTGTCCGCTGCAAACTGGCATAGCACAAGGCTCTTTTCCTAACACCTCGTACCCACAGGCTTCTTGAATACTCACCACGCGGTCACAGTCTTCAAGATCCATTAAATATTCATCAGCACACGCAATTAGCTCAATGTCAAGCTTACGTCTGATAATCTGTGTCTTTGTACAGAAGTCAATCGCTGCTTTGCGAATATAGTCTTCTGCCATAGGTTGCTCAATCCCATCGAGCAACATAAGTTCGTCAATAAAATAAGACAGTGGTACGGTTTCAATTTGGTCTAACATTATTTAATCCCCAACTGGTATCGAGCCACTTCTCTAGCAACCAACTGCTTAAGTACTGCAGGCAACCCTTCAAGGTTGTAGTTACTATCTTTGTCAGTTTCTGTTTTAACTTCGAGTAATTTAAAGAACAAGTTTAAGTGCTGACTTGCGAGTGAGTTTGACGACTGGCTTTCTTCATCTACCATCAATGCTCGGAAAAGTACCCAGTGTACGCCCATTGCTACGTCGATGCAGTTTGATTGTGCCACGTCAGCACTTAAATTGTTCATCTCAAATTCACGTGGTGGTGTTTCACACATAAACTTGAGATGAACGTCCATACCATAAGGTACGGCTGGTTTAACCATAACCGAGCCGTCCTTATCCGTTAAAATACGATAGCTTATCAACTTAAAGTCACGATTGTGTGTAAACGTCGTACAATGACGTGGGCGATAACCACCCCACTTTAACTTCTTATCGTCTGTATCTTTTTCAATTTCATACAGCACGTTTCCGTCTTTGTCGCTTACACCAATGACTGATAGTACACGCTTGCATTCATCAAACACTTGGTTAATACCAGGTTTCAATTTAGCAACTTTGGCGCACTTAAATTTACTCGGGTTGAGCGTATACATCACACAAAGCGCTTCATTCCAGTATCCTAGTAGTTGTTCTTGCGTCCAACGTTGGAACTGTTTATTCGGCACTTCGTCTGTATAGTCGTTTAAGTCACGCGCTGCGCGTACAATCAAGTCATTGATCGTTGTCATTAGTCGTCCACTTTGTCAAAGTTAATTTCTTCTTCCGCTACAGGCTCTGGTTTCTCTACCTTTTCTGCCTTCGCTTTAGGTGCTTTCGCTTTAGGTGCTTTCGCTTCCACTGCGACTTCCGCTTGCTGTTTTGCCATCGCATCAATCTGTGCTTGAAGTTCTGCAACTTTCTTCGCATGCTCTTCTTCTTGGCGAGCTAACGCTTCTTGCGCTTGGGTTAAGTTACGTTGGTTAGCTTGTGCAATTTGCTCTGCTTCCGCACGTTTCGCTGCTTCTTCTTCCGCACGTTTTTGTGCTTCAAGGCGAGCTACTTCTTCTGCGTCAGCGCGTTCTTTCGCGATTTCTAATTCACGATTCAATGCAATTTGTGCTTGGTCGTCAGCGAATGCTTCCG